CGCTCATAACCATCGGAGTTAATATGCCAGACTTGTCCGGTCTCTACTGACCACTCACCCCATTGAGTTCGTAACCCCAGTCAGTTGGGAACAGAGATCGTGTTCTAGCATCGCGTTAGGGAAGGGAAAGGGAAAAGGCGAACAGCGAGTGGGTAAGCTACCCCCAGCCGCCTGCGGCGAACCGGACGCTGTAGAGTAGCCGCCAAACGCCTGTGAAACACCCAAACACGCTGGGTGCAACACCAAAGTTTCTTGCAATAGCACCAGGAAAGTTAATTCCTATCGGTTCAGACAGCCTCAGGTCAAGAGATGCAGACCCGGCCCCATCCAACAATGTAATACATTACAGAAGAAGAGAAATGAAAATAATTCAACTAGTATTGATTCAAAATAGTGTATCTTTCACTGGCGTGACCAAAGAACAAAGTGAACACTTTCAAGTAATTAAACCCGATGCACGCTAACACGTACACACGTTTTCCGGTCAACACCCATTAATTGGCCGTACCATTCGCCACTCACGCCATAAACCAGCAAACACCAATGAGGCATATCACCCAGCACTTACTCCAAAATATTATGCTTTAGCGAGTACACATAAGTCGAAGCAGCCACTGGACAATGAATACCAATAAATATTGTGAGTAAACTAACACCACTTTGGAGACTAGAAGTGTAGGACTAATAGTTCAATACAAAGTAAATGTGCATGGCTATTGCGGGCACACACACACACCCAAGTTTCACAAAGAGCGCCAGCCAAAACCCATAAGGAATTACAAGGCCTTAACACTTTGTTCCACAAGAGCTAAACAAAAACTGTTGGGTTGGGGTGCTCAATAACCCGCCCAACAATAATAAAATAAATAAGTTGAATAAATATTAAAACTGGGTTATTTTTCCCCAGTTAATTCACGAATTTCGAGATTTGGAGCTGTTTTCTTTAAATCACGTAAATCAATATGCCGCGAATATATAGCAGGACACTCATAAAATGCTTCACGATCCTCTTGTGTTGGTTCGTCATCCTCAATGTTACGAAACCAAGGCACTTCCATTTTGTGTGATAGCATCGGTCGGTTTACAAACATTTGATCAAGGGCTTCGACATCGTTAATACTAACGTGTTCCCTACTATGTCGATTTAACCCTTTCGCTAAATCCTGGGCGGTGTAGGCTATACTGGTATGTCGAGTAGCCTTTTCTTCATCATACCTCCAAGACCGAGTGAGATAATAATCTTTCATCTTGTCGGTGAGCACACCATCCCAATCATCTTTCATGTTTTTGCTCTTATCGCGCATAATACGTGCATATTTCATATAATATGACTTCATCCTGGGGAAGCAAATGCATTCCTGTGCAATTGATTGAAGTTTATCAGCACAGTACGCATATTGTATATGCTCGGGCCATTTTAATATATTTCGATCAATCAATGGTGCCCGGCTTAAAAATCGGTATGGTGATGAAACAAGAGTCGCACCTTCCAATGTGCGACAAATATATTTGCAATTGTAACATGTGCCATGTAAATCAGTGGTATGAGATAATTTTATTTTAATATTCAACCTCTCCATTCGGTTCTCAATATCCACTTTCACAGCATCGAGATCAGTGTTGCGTTTACAACGGACCATTACGAGTCCGTCATCACCAATTACAAATATTCGAGTAAATAACAATGTTCCAAATACCCTATGGAATGTATAACGTAATAAATACTCATTAAACATGGTATTAGACATAGTAGTGTCTGGCTCCCCGCTACCCCTACTAGCAGGAGCCAGAACACGAAATGATGATCCTTCAGCATAATTCCTAAAATATGTATCCTTTGGTTTCTTCAAGATATCAAAGTAATCATCCAATCGCTGTATTATATCAGGGCAGTTATGGTATATGTGCTGATATAAAGTATTGAGAACTATGAATACACGCGAGCCTTGAGAGGCATCGTATGTACTGTAGTCTGTTTCAAATAATACCACATGTTCATCATAAGCACATTGATCAACTAACCCCGCATACGTATGTCTAAACAAATCACCCATTTCATCAACATTCATACCAATGGTATACCTGGTAACCGCATCAGGGTTTTCACTTTGACACTTCAAAACCCACTTCTTTGCCTCATGGAATACCCAGGATATACGCACATTAAATGCTTCACCTCTTGATGTTATACACCTACCACTCTTGGAGACAGGCCCCGCATTCAATACTGCCTCGCGTTTGACAAAAGAATTGACACGATACCTCTCTTTACGAGGCAATTGCCCACACATCGGGTAACCGTCATCCTTCCAATTTTGAACTTCACGACGATATATTTTTGCTTTAGCACTTGGCCACTTCTTACACATAGCCTTTAACCAATCCACATGGTCAATAACACGGTTTTCAATTTGGTCAGCAATATGACCAACATTACAATTCACATATGTAACAAAACTACGCCATTCCATTTCATCGAATGGTAAACAACGATCACGACATTGTCGAAATAATACTGAGTTCAATGCATTATGTGCAGTATTTTGCACATGAGTGATCATTGTTGGAAAATATGGACCAATTGCACGAATAGCACGACGTTCAATGGCAACGTGTGGTTGTACCACATGTTTTAGCACCGTGCCATCTTTCACTGGGTTATCAGCGTAGGGTGTCCACACTTGTGACCAACCCACTAAACAGGTGTGGTGTTCGCGATACGGCACATTATTACTAGGTGTAAATTGCCAAACACCATATAGACCAATTAATATTAAACCCAGAGTTATCGCTACATAATTAAAATACTTCACTAATTCATTATGTATATGTGTTCCAACTTCATGATCGATCCAACCAAATAATGTTACAAATATCCATTTTAAAAAGAAAATAATCAAGAACATAACAAAAATACCCAATATTAATTTTATTGGGATACTATTCCGTGTTTTATAACAAATCCAGTAATATAAATCATATAAATGATTCCAAAACTGATACATTGCGCTAAAAGCTTCACCCCGACGTTTTAACACACGTTGAAAAATGAATTTATAAAACCGAGGTTGTTTGTGGTACATCCATACAATGTTATTCATGTCAAATTCAGTTTGTGCTGCAATGTGTTGATCTTTTATTTTGATTGTATTCATATAGGTAGCGACTAATCCCAATAAATCTTCCGTATCGGCGTGAATAGCATAAAATCTTTTATTATCCACAACCTTCTCTAATAAGAAAGCTCGCATACCCATACTGATAACACCATAATAATATACAATCTCATCATGATACACCACCCTTTTGGGTGTATTCACTTCACTACTCTCTTGTAATAAAAGATCAGACCGAACATGACTAGTGTAAACATCACATGCACGCCGTTTAAATATTGCTAATTCCTTGTACCGTGAATAAACTACATACCTGGATGGTTCATACTCAGTGAGTGGGTCATCACCTTTATTGGTATGTGCAATGACATCAAGATCGATACGAGTACCACATGAACGTCTAACCCATTGACGTACTTCATCATGGTATACGAAATCACGATAGAGAATCTCATCTCTCGAAATGTCATGAAAAATACAATATTCTGACCCAAACTGACAATCCCAATCGTCATCGGTAATAATTAACTCACACAAATCCACCGCCAAATGTACGAAATCGTCGTGATGATTTAAAAACATATTCTTATAATCATGCCACATTCTCACTTGCCGTGGCATTTCATTAATCACTGCATCATCTATTTCTTCCTCATCCTCAGGAATGCCAAACATTTTAAGGTTATGTGCAGTAACACCGGTAGGCAAAGAGCTTGCGATGCTCTTTGGTGGCAATGTTGGACTTGGTGTTCTCATCACTCGAAATTTATTGTACATTTTACCTGCTTCACTATCTTTGTAATCAAAATACCGGCGAATTGGGCTAACGGAATGTTCTGGTGCATAATTTGGATTAAAAGGTGGCTGGAGATGACCATCATTACCATCTTCTAATTGGCTCCGTTTTTCTTCTTCACCCTCTGGAACCTCAGTGCCAGACACTTCACCAATTTTCCTCTTGGTGATGGTGTACTGGCTACTAACTGGTATGGTATAATCATAAGTGGCCTCGGGCACTTCTTGTACTGGTGGTGGGACAGACAACCTACGAACCATGGCCAAGTAAGCACGGTGTTGCATAGGCATATACCTCACTGTAATATCAAGAAGGGGACGAAATTTACACCACTTATCCACCTCCGCTCGACCATACCTAACGGCAGCAACGTGTATTGTGAAGTTAGTGTTTGTCCTCAAACAGACTGGACAACCAGCCAGATGTAGATCATTTGCTGCATTCTGTAATACGACTCCAAGACACCTATGGCACAATTTATGTTCACACGCTAATTTGAAGAATTGGACTAATTCAACACATTCCATGCAATAATTTAATTGCTTTGGAAGCTTTGGTTTCTCAGCGACTTGTAATGACCGCGGTGGCAATAATACATCAGGTTTGACCTGTTGTGGTGCGCACTCACGGAACCAATATGTAGTAATGAGATTTGCAGTCAAGTACCCCGCATATTTATTAATTAAATCAAAAGGATCACCCTCCTTTTGCTCAATATCATCCAATATAAATGCTTGATAAGCTTTCGATTGCTCACGCATGCGATCAAGGCACTCGTGCAAATAAAAATTCTTTCTTCGAGCCCTGATAAAATCAGGCACCATCAAGAGCATTGCTCCGTCAAGTTGAGGTTTATGACACCTCGCATGGGCCATTAAATCTCTACAATCCATGTTTCTGAACCATTGAATAACTTCAGCATGGCTCCAATACCATGGATCTTTGCCATAATTTACTTCATGACCCTTTCTAACATAGTCGCTGTAACCCCTTGAATTAAGTGTTAAATTGTTAATTTCATGATAAACCAACTCAGCTTGAGTGCGTGTTAAACCAAACTGCACCAAAGTATCCTCTGTCACCTTTGTTAATAAATGTGCACCATCAAAACTAATTTTATCTCCAATTTCTTTAAGACCAATAGTTTCAACGAACCAGGTCCAAACCATTTCATTATTCCAGGTAAATGGATCACCACTAGGTTGTGTTATATCGTCACTTAAATCATCACTGCCATTAACACTAACAGCGATGTATTCTTTAGTAGTAGATGTTTTCATTTCTTGCATTTCGACAGCACCATGATCACCTGAAGATGGTGTTATGGACTTACTTCTACTGCGGCGTCTTCTTCGCTTGGAAGTAGTGCGAGGATTACTGGCGCTAGCCATTGTGTCCTCGTCGAAATGTATTTCAGCTCGTTTCTCGCTTAAACGTAAATTGGTAGGACGTAATAATAATTGTTCTTCAGCATGACTTTCAGTATGACCAGTATTTAAAACTAATTCAGTGTTCAAAAGTACTTCAGGTTCATTATATAACTTGATCATACTACTATCTGTTGATTGCACTTCATGATCATCACGATCCTCATTTCTTTCTTCTGAAGAGTTGTTTCCAGTTTCATTCACGTGTTGAACTCCACCAGAACCGCTCATGTTGGGTAGTTGCTCACCCCCGGATTGCCCACGGGAGTCGGCTATGGACAGCGCGTTTTCAGAAGACGCATGCTGTACCACAATTAGTTCTTGCTCCTGCATAACTAACTGTTTTGGTGGACCACTTACAACTAGGGAAGGTTCATTTTACCCTAGAGGACACATCTACCTGGCACAATCCACTCAGAAGTCACATGGAAGTCCAATTCATTCTGAGTGGCGTGCGAATCCCCGAAGGGATTCT